GCGAACTTTCTCTAAAATCCACGGAGTGGTTAGGAGATCGTATTCTAAATTATCTTTTCGAGCTTCTGCATCTTCAAACTTTTTATTGTCTTGTGCAATAATAGCTTCAAACATTTTGAGATAATCTCCGTTAATGGGTTCGTTCTTCTCAGCCTGACGCTTGAGATATCCTTCCTTTTGGAAAGTATGTCGTTTAGGGCTTTTTGAAATCTTTGACATCTTTAACAGCAGCTTTTAAAGTTTCTGCATAGTTTAATGCTTGTTGTTCACTCATTGCAATAGTGCTTTGTGCTGTTACTGCACCGGTGGTCCATAGTTGCCAAGTAACTTTTAAACGAGTCCAAAGGCCATTGATTAGATCTTTAGCAAACCAATCAAGTTCTTGCAACCAGGGACTATTGATATCGTAACGCTTTTCGACCAGATCAGACCAGTAATCAGTTTTGACAGTAATATACAAGTTAACGTTGATACCAGTATCGGCTGCTTCTACTTCTACGTTGTGATCATGGTACTCCTGACCACACCCGCAGACAACCTGATAGAACTTACTATCACCGTAGTCGCCTCTTTTCAAGATGCCTTCTGCTGGTGTTTGTGATTTCATGTCCACAGTCCTCGTCTTACCTTGATCAACCGAATCATCATTTCTTCGTCCTCTTGCTCATATTGTTCTTCCATTGCATGACATTTGTCAAGAGCTTCACGACTCAGGGCTTTATCTTCTGGAGTCTCGTCCTCGAAAAAGAGATCATCGTCGTCATTATTTTTTCTACGCTTTTCGCACAATGCACTCCAGCCACTGGCTTCGTAAGGGTCTGGTCGTTGTGGGCGGATAGCTGTCCACCAAACGTACAAGTCGATTAGTTCTTTTGCATTGATAGCTTGTTGTGTAGGCCCAGAATTGTCGTCCATCATCAATCCAGAAGCCCAAACAAGATAATCCATTCCGGCTTCTGGGCAACGCCAAGTTCTAAAACGAAAGAATGAGCGAGACCAGGGTATATTATATTTCTTACCTGCTTCTTCGCTCCACGCACAATGATGCCAGGCTTGCTCTACCTCAATAAAGTCAACAAGCTCGTTGAACATACAAGGCAAAAAGCGATTACCAACGTCACACCAAGAACCCGGAGAAATATCTCTAGGATGGGCAGTAAGAGCGTGACTATGACTAATATACCGATTATTGATATAATATCGTAGATCATTGAGTTTGTCTCCTGGCCAGCTTACTATGTTTTGAAGTTTGTGAAGAAATTCTTCCGCTAACCAATAACGAAAGGGGTGTGCTGCCTTTGCTGCCTTTTTCCAGTTTCGCCAACCTTTGCTAGTCTCAGCACCGGGCTTTGGCGTTCCGCGAAGCCAGTCAGCAAACGATCCACATGTCCAATATCTTGCTCTCATACGATAATTATATAGTCAAAACAACAGCTTGTCAAGATGTTAGAATTTTCTTTGATATCCTGCCAAATTAAGCAAAACACTGTAGTGCTCGTAGGCTTTCTTGATACCTTCATTTGAATTTCGAAGATGCAATTCTTCGCGTTCTTTTTCCATTAGTACTTCAAACATATCTCGCATTCCTTCCGAATTGCGATGATTGTAAAAACGTTTTTCCAACTCTACCAATGTTTGTAACCTGCTTTCTGGTATTTGAATAGTGTATAACGTTTCAGTTCTAAAATCTTCTAAATCATTTCTTACAAGATCTGCACGTTCTGGATCGCAAAAGAATGTTGGAGGACGATACCGAGCATATCGCCCAGTATCGTTAACTATTTTAACTTCGTAATTCTTACAGAAGTTTTTTAGTTTTTCATCCATTTGTGATCAAAGTTTCAGCCATTGGAAAGATTACAGCAATTGCTTTAGCACAGGCCAATGCAACTAGTTGATGCTCTTTCTGTGTACCGTTTGCTGAACGCAACGTAATAAAATGAATCCAGGAACGCAAGGTACCGTTCATGTACATTCGGCTTACAGTGTTGCCTTCTGGCAGAACTACGCGAGCTTGTTCTTTAGCAATACCTTTGCTAACAGCCCAGGTATATTGTTCTTTTACAAGATCGATGACTAGCTGTTGACGACGATGCCATTCTGCTTCGAGCTCAGGATCATCAGTTTCGATGCTATTCTGTCTATTCTTGGTGTCCTGAAGTCTTGCCTCTCGCAATACAAATTCAAGATCCTTTGTTGGATCAGCGTATCGTTGTGAGTACTCCTGGAAGCTAAAACTTCTGTGACGCAAGATTTGTCTTGCAATGTCACGAGTTGTTTCGATTTCCACGCAAGCTGAAACCATTTCAAGTGGTGACCAGTGTTGGTGTTTAACCAAATACTTGATTAATTTCTCAGATGTCTCTGTGTTAAATTGGTTTGAAGGATTGCTGACCCTAGCACAATATGCAATTAGTTCTTGTGCATCGTCGATGCCTTGGTTAGCAAAATCTTCTGTTGGTTGACTGTATGATAAAAGTCTAACGTTCATTCTTTGTCTTCTTCTGGTTCATCAAAACAAAGGCTTTCCATTGTTTTGTAATGTTCGTAGGCTTTTTTAAGAGCTTCGAACTTTGCTAGTTTTTCTGGGTCTGGCACTAGTATAGCCAGTCGTTGCTCCATCTTTGTCATAAAGTCTTTTAAACTTTTGCCATCAATTTTTACATCGGCTCCTGCTGTTAAATCTATTCCGTTAGTATCGATATTAACATTTTTAGATGTAGGACCCCCTGCACCGGCTATGGTATAATAACTGCCCCCACTAGTACCATTCCAACTGTTAGAAGTTGTAATGCCGCCTACAGTCATTCCTGAACTATAAGTAGGCGATGTTAGAGTTCCTAACGAATAACCTGCACCGGCGCCAGTAATAGTAATAGTGTCAATAGTTGAAATAGTGGTCGATCCCTGAGCACCGTAGCCACCTAGATCTATCACCATGTCGTTTATGTCTAACGTATCAGTAACCGACCCAGACTGGGCCGATTCTAATATCTTTGACTGTTCGTCAGTTAGCACTTTAGCTTGCCTTGGCTTCTTTACGTGCGTTCTTTTCTTCAGTGATTTCATTGCGACGGGCCTTTACACCTTTTGCAACTTCTTGTAGGGCTTTACGTGCTCTTGTTCCTGCTGCACCGTTACCTGCTGTAAATTTCGCATCTTCTGCTAAGAATGCTTCGAAGTCTGCTTTTAATTGTTCTACTGTATTTGACATATGGTTTCCTTATAATATGTATTCTACTTATAAAAGTATTTGGTGTGGTCGGTAGGTTTCGAACCTACAAAGGCTGCGTCTACGACTGCGCCCCAACACCAGCTTTCCAAAAAGGAGAAGCGGCAGGTCTGCCAATTCCACTCACGACCACAAGTATATTATATAACCTAGATTGCAATTATACAACAGATTATTGCTCATTTTTGACAAAATCCAAAGCCACAAATTTGTTGTACGAAAACTACACAGGATATATATTGTACTTTTTATTAAGGAGTTTACATGAAAAAGCTATTAGCTATTTTAACGCTATCATTATTATCAATCGGCACAACCTTTGCTGCAACCGGCACAATTGAATATCAAGATGTTACTGGTGTACAAGGAACAGCAGATTCACGGAACTATCGTTTAGGCATTTCGGAAAAGATTAACAATAACTTCTCTGGAGATGTAAGCATGGTTACTACTGCTAAAGAAAGTAATGGTTCAGTATCTAGCTCACGCCTAGAAGGCGGCCTAACAGGTTCTGCATCTTACGGATTGTTTAAGCCATACGTTCGAGTAGCAACTGGACAGAAGTTTACAACCACAACAAACTTTACATACTACTCAGTTGAACCAGGCGTTTCAATGCCAATTGCAAATACTGGCTTTACTGCTAAGTTAGGTTGGAGGTATCGTAATGCGTATGACTCCGCAGCAAATGCTGATGAAACTAAAACATGGAGAACTACACTGTCGTATGCTATTACTCCACGAGACAGTGTTGCAGTAAGATTTGATCGCGTTCGCGGTGATCTTAATCAAGACATCTGGGTAATGGGATATAGCCGATCATTCTAATGTAAGTATCCAATAAAAAAGGACCCCTGGGGTCCTTTTTTTTAATCTAAAAAAATTAAACTACTTCAAACTTCCTAGGCTCGGTAGTAATTCCGCAAGATTGATGATATTCCTCAACCCTAGCCATATGATTTACAACACCCAGATTGTTTGAATATACGTTAAACTGTTCTTCACTATCCCAAGTATTTTCGATAGTTAGGGTTAAACCCTCGACGCCCTTAATGACCCTACGCAGTTCCATCATGTATATTTGTTGACAGTCGATGTATTGCTGAGAATACTTGCCAAAAAACCACTGGATATGCCAAGGCACTCCTAAATTTGGGCGTGTATAAACGGTAGTTACTTTAAATGCCATAATAGTTCCTGTAAGATATTACTGCGTTTATTTATCACCAATTCTGTGAATGCTGTCCTTGCTGCAAGAACGCAATATCTCGTCAGTTTCGTCGGTGCGAACTGCTGTTAGCACAAAGATAGTCCTAGGAACTCGACTCATGTTAACTGTTCCGTGAGGAACGTTGAGTGTATCAAAGATATGAATATCTCCCGCTTTCCAACCCGTGTGTACATAGTTGCCGTATTGCATAAGTTGACCGGGCTCGTAATCTTGTAAGTGAATAATCATCCTAGTTAACTTATGCGGTGCTGCTGGATATCTGTGCCATAACTTATCAATGTGCATAGGAAATGTTTGTCCAGGCATCTGAGTATGAATCCTAGTCCTACAACGTTTTAGTTTCCAGTAATCTGCCATTTGTTTTAGAACAGGAATATCTGTAATTTTAGGTTCTGGGACAACTTGTGTAAATTCAATGCCGCCGAACTTGTCTCTGTCATATTCTTCTTGTCCGTGCATTGGACTAATTCCACCCGGAAATCCGGGGTGAGCCTGTTTCGTGGTTAATTCATTCCATCCAACATTTTTTGATTCTTGTTCAAGCCAGGGTAATAATTCTTCTACAGACTTTCGTTGTTCTTCAGTCCATTCGAATCTTCCCAATAGATTAAAGTACTCTCCTTCCGGATCTTCCTTCCATTTATCAAAGTGATAGTTGCAAAACTTTTCCTTGAGGTACTCATAGTTGCTTTCATAATCTACAGCGTCCTGATATTGAAAGTCTAGGGGTATAGATTTAAACTTTGCACGATCTTCGTATTTTTTCGGATCCATTAATTTTCCTTTGCTTCATAACCAATAACAATAAGCCAGTCAACTAAGTCTGTCTCATCCTCGTCGAGAGTCCCGTTTATTCCATCATACGAATAAAGGACCTTACACCTAGGACGAGTTGCGTCTTCGGGAGGAAGAACTCCTTCCTTCCAGTTTCTTGTTTTAAATTTAGATGTATCAATAGCCATTTATTTACTTCATTTCAATATTGTATTTTTTGAAGCCATCAGCTTGGTGTTGTATCATACTGTTGACATGATCAGCATTTCCGATATCTTTACCAATGAATGCTTTTTGCAATGCTTCGTCTGTCTCTTTTAAACTTAGATATTCTTTCCATATTGCGGTCCAGGCTTTAATAATTCTCTCATCAGTACCAGGTGGTAGACCTACAAAGAAAATTTCACCATGCCTCCAGTTAGGGATACGTTTTTTAATATCGAGTGTTCCTGGCGGCAATGTATTAGGGTTTGATGCAAATCCAAAAACAATCTTAACTTTTCCAGACTCTAATAACGGTTTAACAGTACTCATAGGACTAAACGCAAACGGCAGATGCCCTCCTACAACATCTCTTGCAGAATCTATACTGGTTTTATAAGGGACCAATAACGGCACAGAAGCATTAACAGCGTTAGAAAATTGATGAGCCATAAGAACATTAGATACCGCGTGCCAGCCTATTTTAATATCTGTATCTCCTGCCTTTAAACCTTTAACAAAATCTTCATACTTTTCGTATTTGTTTCCAGGTTGAGTGATAATAACATTAGCAACACCGCCAGTGGATATAATTGGTTCAATTACTTTTTGGCCTAATCTTTTTTCTGCTAGCCAAGAATTGCTAGTTGAGTTCATCATAATAACAGATCCGTCCTTAGGACCTGATAAAAATTCTTGTGCAGCAATTGAACTGTTAGCTCCGGGCTTGTATGAGATTTGCATCTGTACTCCCTTGCTAGCCATAAATTTTTCAAACGGTTGGTATTGTACATCAACAATTCCTCCGGGTCCGTATGGATTTAAAAATGTAATATTCTTAGGGATTTCTTGATACGGGTTAGCTCCTGCAGATAGAATAGTGAACGATGCAACAAATGCTGCCATTATTTTTATTAATGTCATGGTTTTCCTTGATTGTATAACGGTATTTAATTGAGATCCAACAAGTGAAATAATTTTGTATGTATGGGTCTGAGTAGTTTAACGCGATCGCTAATCACTGTAAGATAATTATTGTGTATGCCGTCTGCTACGTGTACCATGGCAGTTTCCCAATTCTTTCTTAGTTGCTCCATTTCGGGATGTTCGAATACCCAGAAGAACCAATCACTTCTCGAAATGTTAGGTTTTCCTGCTTGGAATTTATTTAAATCCCAGGATTCTTTATACAAAATCCTTTTATGTATTTCTCCCTGGTCCGTAAATTGTTTTAGATAATCAGCATCAGACATTCCTGATCTTTCCGTAATTACATTTTGATTCTCTTTGTTGTGTTTAAACCAAAGTGCAGATTGGTATGCTTGTTCTACCGGCAGCATTGGAATTTCCGGACTCCAGTAAAATGCCTCTACACGTTCCTCTAATTTCTGTCGAGGCATAATAGCAGTGTCCCAAACACCATCCATAAATTGAAACCAAATAGCATTATCTTTAAAATATAAAACTGGTTTTTCAATTCCAAAAATGTGTCCAATATTATTAGACTTTACTTGACTCATTGCTGTTTCTATCTTTGGATCAACGTGCCACAGCGTACTAGCTAGCCCGCCTCTTGCAATGCTGGTAAATTTTATACGAGATTCGATATGATCAGCATCTAATAATCGATCAGTAAGATTCGATCCGTAGTCAACTATGTTTATTTTAATTTCCGGATGATACTGTTTGAGATAGTCTAATGTGGGTTTAATAGCAAAGTCCCATTCGCTTGGACTATTCCTAGCAGATTTGTCCTGGACGTTAGGAGTATAGAACTTTCCGTCCACTAATGGCTTTGGCCATCTTACTGTAACTTCGTCTAATTTTATGTTGTTAGATAAAAACGTATGTAATATGTTATGGCTATCAGAGCCTCCAGAATAATGTAAAACTAGATAGCTGTACTTGTCTCGTAATTGTTGGGCACGGTCTTTGTAAAGTGTTGTTAACGGAATTTTTCCTAGAAGAGATTTATCTATTCCATCCCATACATGGTTGTGAAAATAATAATAGACTTTTGGATTTCCGTTACTACTAGCATATTGCAATGCTTCTAGTTTTGAAGTAAACGGAATTTTGTTAACAAACCAGCAACCGTATTTGCTGTTTAAAATTGGAGGAACATTATTCACAACGGTATTTATGGATTGCATTTTAAGATAAATATTTTCTTTAAGGATTAGTATGCAATATACAGAGACACAATCTCGAAGCATAGCAAAGACACTGACTATTCGAGTATTATTCTCACTTAGTCACTTGATTAACGGATTTATTGTATCCGGATCTTGGATTATTGGTGCTCAAATTTTAGGTGTAGCAGCAGTTATTAATATGTGCTTGCATTGGTTACACGAACGAGTTTGGAATTGGGCACAGTGGAATCGCAAGCCCGGCGACACAAATATGTTTGTTGACGGCCAACCCAGAACAATTAGCAAGTCGATTACCTGGCGAATTTTAATTACATTTAATAATTTTATGATCCCGTACCTAATGACCGGCTCTTGGAAAGCTGCCGCAGCGTTTCTAACCATAGCAACGTTTATGAACATTGCAATTTACTACTTACACGAACGTGCCTGGAATAGGGTTACTTGGGGTAAGTCCGTATCGGACCAACCAGATACGTCTGAGACAGAGAAATAAGAGCGTCTGCTGTTCCGTCCTTGGCTTTCTTTACGTAAGGGCCAAGATTACTTTCTAAATACTGTAAGCCTTCCTGCCAAACATGGAAGGCTTTTGTATCTGCGTATCCGTTATAGAACCAAGCATCAAACTCACTATACCAATCTTTAACTGCCTTGTCAGCCTGATACCAATTATTATCCCAGGTTGTGTATAACAGCCCTCGAAGTATACGCTCGTGTATAAATCTATAACTTTCTGGGGTGAAGTTTTCTTTTGCCCACAATGTTTGATTTTCCGGAAACGCTTCTAACCAATGTTTAATAACGTGTGCTTGTTTGGTTAAAATCCTAAGGGCGTCAGGACTCCAGTAGAAGTACTCGACTGCGCTGTTTGTGTAATCTCTAATATGTTCTGCCACAGTAACCATGTTAGCAGCACGATCGTGAAATACAATATAAAGGTTTCCATTGTCGATGTATGTCCTTGGTTTTTCTAAACCTAATACTAACGCAATTCTTTTATCTTTATCAAACTGCTTACGAATAGTATCAAAGTGTGTGTAATTAAATCGTGTGGCTCCTGCAATGTTTACCTGTTCTCGTTTTTCCATAATCCAACTAGCATCGCCTACATCTTCGAGCATATTGAATAAATGATCTGTTAAATCTAACACAGTGATTTTAGTTTTAGGAATTTGATGTTCAACTTCTTTTAGACGAGGTAAAGTTTGCAGTGCGTATTCAGCAGCAGCATTTTTATTCTCTTTGTTATTGGGATCTAGTACAGTAAATTTTTCTGTAGCTTTGGTCATTGTGTTAACAACGATTTCGTCAATATGTAAATTTTGTCTAATAAACGCCATTAGGATATTATGACTATCTGCGCCACCACTGTAGCTCAACATAATATAATCATACTTGTCTCGAAGTTCTCTAGCACGAGCATCATACAATTGATCCAATGTTTCTACAGGTTCTAAGGCCCAATTATTTTCTTTGAATGCACGATTGTTAAAGTTCCAAGCAACTGGTTGTTTTACTTCCAGTGAATACATAAATGCTTTGATTTTGGAATCAAAGTGTTGACCGTTACAAATATAGTAGCCTAATTTTTTATCTAACATAATTATTTCCGTACCGTATTTATAGGCGTTAAATACGTGTCATTAATTATAAGGATACGGAATGATTCACGGATTTGAAAATGGCAAGTGGTATATTGATTACAAAACTTGTACACGCCCTGTCGGCAATATGCGACAAGAATCAGATAAACGAGCTGTAGACATTGCAAACTCCAGTGATAAGATAATGATTAGTTTAAGTTCCGGCATTGATAGTCAAAGTGTCCTACATAGTTTTGTTACGCAAGACATCCCTGTTGAAACAGCGTTTTTGTATCTACCCGGATACAACGACAACGAATATAACAATTTAAAAATCATCGACAAGAAGTATGGTATCAAAACTCACATTGTCGATTTTGATCCGTATGATTATCAAGAAGATCTAGAAGCCGAAGCGGCAGCTACAGGCATTCAGGTAAATTCTATAATTCAAAAGAAGTTTTTAAGTTTACTCCCAGACGATTACGATTTTGTTTCAATAACTCACGACCCGTATGTTGTGATCTCTATCAAAGAACGAGCCTCATATTGGTTTATGGGATACAACACTCCCGAAATTGCAAGACAACGAGCATTTGAATTATTGCCTCGCAAAGGTAAGTTTCATTTTTACGGAGACACCAGCGAATTCCTTGCGAGCATACTAGACGAAGAAATCTTGCACTCTTGTATGTACTCCTGGCCTTACTTTGCATTCAACGGTCTAAGTAAAGAAGGTGTACAATTGCAAACTGTGGATAGGTGGGATTATTATATCAAGCCTTTAATATACGGTAAGTATTGGAGAGACGAACTAATCTATTTTCCTAAGTATGCAGGATTTGAAAAAGTGCCGTTTCTGAAAGCACCGCTAGATTATAATAAACATGCGATGAAGACCCCTTTCAGAGATTTTATTAAGTTTTTAAAATCTTATACAGGCGAAACACGCAGATTCTATGAAAATATCTCTTATACAGAAGAGAACAAGTAATTTCTAAAATGTTGTTTTGCTGGTTCTAGATAGTCGTTATTGAATTCAGTTAACAGTTCTGCCTGAGCTTTATCTTGCCCCCAGGCAGTTTCCCATATCCTACTATTGGTTTCCCACAATTCATATACGAACGCTGGGTCTCGATATTTGTAAACAACAACGTCACTAGAACCATTTCCTAAGTCGTTTGCAACAGTAATGAACAAAGCCCCTTCTTGCCATTCTATCATAGTATTTGGATACACAGCAAGCCAGGCTGCGCCGTAACCAGTAGGACCAGGGACTAGTTGTAAACTACCCCAATCATAATAATGCCAATCAACTTCACGAATGTCTGGCATGCCAAGCTCGTCATACACACCTGCGTGAACTAGTTCAATATGATCTACGTCAAGAAATAAATCCATTATGTTATTGGCAGATGCTTTAACATGATCAACTCTGGTTTCCACTAAACGCATATTTTTAGTATTAATAAAGTTTGCTTCCGGAACTGAGATAGGTTTTGTGAATAACAAATTATTCCATTCATACACCGGTTCATTGGTTAGACCCTTGGTATTTTTACAAGCTGTTAGTCCCGAACCTAGTGGGTTTCCGTTTATATCAAAACTCCAACCGTGGTAGGGACATACCCTAGCGCCAGTTCCTTTCTCAACACTTAGTAAACTCTTCTGGTGCGGACAAACGTTAGAAATGATTTGTAGCGAGTCAGAATTCGCAAGAACTTTTTTGTTATTAAACTGCTTCAATGGTACATATTCGTTCTCTCGAATATCACTTACATGACCTACAAACATTATTTTAAATCCTTTATTAAATCGTTTATTATATCTTTTACTGGACGAATTTCTTTAATATTATTAAGAGCCCGCCCGGCAAATAAAATACCTGTGTCTGGACTTTTTATACCTTGTACCAATGAACCTGTATTGTTGTGATCGTCTTCTGCTATAGGTTTAAAGATTAGCGCATTTTGATTTGCTTTTCCAAATCGTACAACATCAGCATATGTAGACTCTATCATTTTTTGTTTGCTTTCGTTGCTAATAGGGCTTTCTTCTGCTGCTGCAATTAAAGTTCCAACAGCAACAGCAATGCACCCAAGGTCCAAGTATTTCATAACATCTGCTGAAGTAGAAATACCACCACTCATAACAACAGGCAATCCTACATATTTTTCCTGTACCTTTTTTAATTCGTCGTCGATGCTTAAATGATCTATGCCCCGCCCGGCACCTGCATTGCTTTTTAAAATTACACCATCTATTAACAGGTCAGCGTTTCTAGATGTCAACGCCTTAAGAAAAATTTTAATGCCGGATTCCTGTAACGACTGTATTTCGTTTTTAAAGAACTCCCAGACTTCGCCGTTAACAATTGTTTTATCGTCTATAATTTCTAATAGTTCTATCTGATTATCTAAAAGAATTTTTTGAACATTCTTGTTAAACATATCAGAAGTTAATACACTTACTAGAATCTTGTTTGATCCTGTTTGATTTTTAAATTCTTTTAGTGCAGCATCAAACAAATCTAACCGCAGTCTGTCTATTACAAAGTACGTGTATAGTGACAAGCTAGGTAAGATTCCTGCGTTATGACAGGCTATTGCTAATTTTAAATCAGACACCTTATTCATTGGTGCTGCAATAATCGGATAACGTGAACCGAATAGGTCTGTGTAGTTCATACTATTATTTATTGCTGGCATTTTTACACAATAAATATCAGGCCATGATCACATTTAAAACTCAAAAAGGAATTGAAGTAGTATTGACACACGAGCCTTGTACTGAAGAAAACGAATATTTTGTTAAGAAATTAACAGAACTCAATTCTGCAAACCACGGTAGGTCTATAAAAAATTCATTGCCTGATGTACACGGAGTAATATGGGCCAAAATAAACAACGAGGTTGTTGGGGCATTATTCTACGACCTAGAACGATCTAAAGACAGTAGTGGGGTTTGGGTAGTGTTGGCATATGTAGATACAGAATTTCGCCAGCAAGGAATTTACAAAGAACTGCATAATTTCTTATCCTCTATAACTAAAGATTTAGGACGCAATCGTGTTGTTACCTGGATGAATGTTAACAATCAAAAAATGTTTCAAATCGGAAAATCAGTAGGATACAAAGGAGTTATGGTTATTATGGAACGAAGATTAGATGACTAGTAATTACTTTTATCAGATAGACGAGCCTTACACAAATATCAAATCGGTCAAACAGTCTATTTCTAATGCTAGCTGGCAATGGATTCCGTACATGACTGTTGCTGATAACTTTTTTGAAAGTTTGTCGTTCGATCCGTTCATTAAAGAAATAGCAACACAGTTTGGCGGGCATTTAAAATTATATAAAGTTCCATCTAATTACGTTTATCATTGGCACAAAGATGCCAATATTGGATGTTCCTTAAACATGGTTCTAGAAGAATATAATTCTCATACCTTGTTTATTCATCCAGAAAGAGATAACAAATATGTAGAGCCCTTTGTTGAATTAAAGTATAAACCCGAAACCTGGTATATTTTTAATTCACAGGAGCGTCATACTGTTATAAATCTCGATAAACGAGACCGAATTTTGTTTACACTGATAATGCCCAAGCAAACAAATTATCACGATGTTGTAGCCTGGTATAAAGAATACTCAAAAAAATAGGACCCAGAGGTCCTATTTTTATATCTGTTCCTATTAAGATACTGCGTATGCAGGAACAACGTAGCTTACACCGTTTACTTTAATATTAAAGTATTTTGTAGGTGTTGCTGGAAGAGCACTTGCTCCGCCTGCTGCACCAACAGTTGTTTGTTCAGCAACAACAAAATCCACAGTACCGGTACCGTTTGGATCTAATTCAATATCTGCGTTAGAAACAATAGTTGAAATTTTATTGTTATCGATAGTGATAGTGTTGTTGGTAATACCATAAAGTGCTTTTAACAAACCTGTAGAATCAATAGTTACTCTAACTATAGATGTGCCTGCTCCGTTGTTAGTTGCAAAGTCAATTTTAGACTTCATGCTAGTGTTACTAACAGCGGCATCGTCAACAGTACAAGTTATCCTACCACCGATTAAATATTGACTGTCGGCGTATCCTACAAAAGTTAATTCGGATAATTCGTCTCCGTTGGAAACTTTTGTTGGGGTTTGGATCGTTCCTCTTGCTCTAGAAAATGCAACGTTTCTCGCATCGACAGTTTCGTGTGCCTGTGTTACAGAGAACAAGTTAGTAGTATTACTGTAAACGTTGCTAAGGATATTAATAGAGCTAAATTGGCTCACACCTGAAGTAGCATCAACGTTTCCGTAGTACATGTTTGTAGTATGGTCTAACAACAAAACATCCAAGCTGTCGTATAAGGATCCTTTAACATCAGCTACAATTGTTGCAGGTAACGCTGCACTTAGGGCTCTAGTTGTTGGGTTGTAGGTAAACGATATGTTAGTATGCGTACCATCTGCAATAGACTCAGCAGCAGCATCTTTAGCTTCTTCGTTAGAATATGACGTGGCAACTACACCACCTGCATCTGTACCGTTACCAATGTGGAGGCTTCCGGTTTGTGTATTGTAAATAATCTCGCCCACTAATGGCGTGATAGAGTTGATTTCAGCGGTATTGCCTCTGCGAATCTGTAAGGGCATAGTAAAACTCCAAGGTTTCTAATTAATGTAGTATTTATCCTGGTGCCAATATATCTAAATCCTTAAAAATAGTTAACTGGTCAGTTAAATACAATATGACCAATAATTTTGTGTATAAGGTGATAGATATCCCAGAGCTTGATGCTATTCATAATGAAGTTAGGAGTTATGCCCTATCGCAGATTCCTAATTATACAGAAGCATTTAATCTGGTAAATTTACCAGAAATGATGAATGCTTGTCCTAAAACATTTGAATGGATGTTGAATGCTGGATTAATGCCTAGGGTTTGCGCTCTTATAATACAGCCGCCCGGTGCTGATCTACGAGGAACGCACACAGATACACAAGTAAACGATCTTGCATTAAACTTTAGTATTAAAAATACCAAAAATACTTATACAGGATTTTACAAAGTTGTAAGCGGAGAAGTCATTAGAAAGACGTTGCCTAACGGTGTAGAATGGGACAATTTTGAACAGGCAGAATTAGAAGAAATTGCAAGAATTGATTTAGAAAAGCCCACTATTATCAATACCAAAGTTCCACATGCAGTCCATAACCCAACACTAAATCCTAGAATATCTATAAGTTTTAGGTTTGTTAAAGATCCGTATCACTTAGTTAGTGCCTGATCTAATATAGATTTTACTGAAAGGTAATCCGGATTGTCTAGGAATCTCACGCTTAACACGTGACGCCATTTGGTATTAGCTAGGTTGTTTACTCGATGCCATTCGTTTGTGTTAACCAATGTTGGGTTTTCTAGTAATATTCTTGCTGTGCTTGATAATAATGTTGCTTCACTTCTGTCTTTAAGCAAACGAATAGATGTGTGTTCTAATTCTAATAAGCGTCCTTCTACAGGACCATCCAACCATTCCATTATTCCCTGATCGGTGTTAGCTATTGGCACGTTGAAAGCACATAACCTGTCCGATCCATCTTTATGAATAGAACCAACAGCTCCTGGTTCTGCTGAAAATAACTGAACGTGACTAATTCTAACCTGAAACAAATCTTTAATCCATTGAGGTAATTCATGTCCTAAAACACGATTAACAATGTTGTGTCGCTCTCGCGTTAGTTTTGATACTTCTAAAGCCTTGTTTTCGTTTACAAGATGTGAACCCCATTCCTGAAGTTTTCGAAACGTATCACTCCATTCATAGGTTGTATATAAATGAGGTGTTAAGGTTTCCATAGTAAAGCATATTCCTTGTATTTTTCAGCAGAGTCTAGAATTAGCTGTCTAGTTTTTTGTTTTACACGTTCCATTCCGGCAGCATTGGGCTGCAAGAAGCAAGCAATTCTAGGAGAGTACTTTGTGATAAATGGACTATGAATGGCCCTGACATTGTTTACGTAGAAGCCGCATCTTGGGGTGGGCAACTTTCCTATTAAAACTTCATCTCTGAATATGTGATTTTTAAAATTTAGATCCTTGGAAATAAATGCTTTCATTTCTTCAGTTCTAGATGTATGAGGTAAAACAGTTTGTCTTAACAACAATGGATTTTCGTCACCTGCATCGTTTCTAAGATAAAATCTTAATCCCGATTCGTCGTTATCTGCATGCCAGAATCCTAGTCCAGTAACATTTGGACGCATAGGTAACAATGTAATTGAATTTAGATCCTCTGGATCTAATCCGTATGCTTCGCTCATGTACCTTGCTAATTCTGGGAATCGAAATTCAAACCCATCGCGCCACCCAACTTGTCCAAATTTAACAAATGCTAAATCCCAGGGATATTGATCTCCGAATGTTGCCTGCGTTCTTTTTGATCCAGGGACTTCGTTTAAGATGGACTGCGGATAAATGTCTTTCATCCATTGTTCAACTGCTCCAACATCAATATCTGGGACAGGAGGAATGTCTAGGGGTGTGTATAAAATGTCAATTGGTTCCATCAATATTACCGAGAAAAGTTATCTAGTCTGATAATTATATTTATAAACACGCACGAGGCACAAAATGAATATAGAAGACAAGCTAAATTGGCTCAAACAAACTCTAATAACTGAGTTTGGAAAGGAACCGTCTGACATAACCCCTGCCACTCTAATAGATGATCTAGACATAGACTCTCTGGATTTAGTCGAACTTCAAATGAAGTATGAAGATGACATTAAAGTAGAAGTACCAACAGTCGACTATGAACTAGTTACCGTTGAAGATTTATTGAAGTTACTGCCTTGACAAATTACACGCTGAATAATCATCTACAATATTCAATAGGTGGTAGAGAATTTGGATATCGAGAACAGCCCTGGGAACCATACAAAGTTACAATGGGTGCTGTCGATCCAGACATTTATAGAACCAGTAGCTGGCGTGAAGAGTTAAAGCGTACAGCCGATTCAGTACACAAAGAATTCGGTAAAGACCTAGTGGTATTCTTGTCCGGTGGTACTGATAGCGAGATTGTTGTTAGAAATTTTTTAGAAATTGGTGTAAAGCCTAAATGCGCCATTATTAAATTCGATGGCAATTATAACGATTACGATGTTTTAGAAGCTCAGAAGATTGCCGTTGAACTTGATTTAGACTTAGAAGTTCTAAACTTTGATGTTATAGATTTTCACATGTCTGGACAGGCAAAAGAATTCGGCGCCACAATTCAATGTCCGCAAGTTACATACCTAACAGTATACCATAATATATTAAAGTTAGGTGCGCCGGCGGTAATGGGAGGGGAACTTCTCATTTCTAAGAAGATTAAAAAAAATCCCGAATGGTATTATACCTTCCGTGAGTTAGAAGATGCTAGTGCTATGAGGTTTAGCAAACTCTACAACCTTCCGTTAGTTAACGAGTGGTTCAGTTACACTCCGGAAATGGTATTGTATTACCTAGAACATCCAACGATACAAGACTTAGTCAACAATAAGATTGAATACAAGTTGTCGTCTGTTAGTTCTAAGAATAGAATCCTTCAGGGACTGTATCCAGATACTAGACGTAAGTTAAAAACACACGGGTTTGAAAGACTAAGAGCATTCAACTTTGAAAGCTATCACGAAATTTGGAGAGGCTTTGTCAAGAGAACAGAGTCCACTATTGATGGTATCATAATCGACGATGCACTAAAACAGTTAAGAAGCAAACTATGAGAGTAGAACAATTAACCAGCGAGCATAAAGAAGCAATCAAACCCTTGTTTGGTGTTAAAAAATGGATGGGCGTATCCCACGAAGACAATGCGTTCATCAGCAGTTCCTACGACTTTGAAAACACCTATTATGTAAACTTTTGTAACACGTATCTCTCGGGTCTAAACTCCTATCACGCATTCGGGGCATTTAATGACCAGGGAGAAGTAATAGGGTTTATTGGATTCTACGAATCATCTGACAATGCCGAATGGTATTGGACACACGTTTTAACTAAAGATGCTGCCGGAAAGAAAGTCATACCTGCTATCTTAGATGAGGTCATAGATTATAACGAGAAAAATGGTAGATTAAAATTCTACTCTATGTGGAACGCTAAATACGCCAGGGTATATAGACGACTAGCATTTAGCGAAAAGAACAATGAACGTTACGACTCGTTCGATGAATATCTAGTCCCAGCTAAACACAGAGTTCTTTACACAATGCCTTGGATGGTATTGTATGGCAGAATTTTATTACCTGTAGATTCGTTAGTTAGATGTACATTTTTAAAACAAAAGTATAGAGAAAACATTTTGATTGCAGGAAAGACATGAAATTAAATTACAAATACTTTGCCTTGGTTGTCGCTCCAATGATTTCACTAGGTCTGTTTGGCGTGTTCAACATGATAGCTAATGCTGAATATGCTTGGCTAGCATTAACTTTTGTATTTTGGATATTGCTGAGCGGGCTAGGAATTGCTGTAGGGTTCCACAGGATCTACAGCCACCGCACATACGAATTAAAACCCTGGTTAGACAACATTATTTTAGCCTGTGGTACTCTGGCCTGCCAGAGCAGTAGTTTAACGTGGGTAGCAACGCATATAGGATATCACCATCCGCATAGCGACACCGAAAAAGATCCTCATACTCCTACCAAAGGAATATTATATGCGTTTCTCGGTTGGACATTCTTTGTTAACGCACAAACTATTAATCACAAATATGCAGTTAAGTTGATGAGAAACAAAGCCCATATGTTTGCTCACAAGCATTATCATAAACTAGTTTGGGGATTTGTGTTGGCTTTCCTGATTGTATTTGGATGGAAGGCTTTAATTTATGGATACTGTATTGCTGCTATGATCAGTATTCTAACTGATAACCTTGTTAATGTATTAGGACATTCACCAAAGCTAGGTTATAGAAACTTCGACACAAAGGATAATAGTTCTAATTTTCTTCCATTAGGATATCTAGGTTGGGGTCAGGGATGGCATAACAATCATCACCAATTTCCTGCAAGGTTCGATTTTGGAATTAAATCGTGGGAATGGGATCCTTGTAAGATCTTTATTCCGTTATTAAAGATGGGTTCAACTAAATCTTCGGAATAACATTTTATTATTCCAGTCACGCTTCCCGTTTTCGGTTAGTAGTTTCAAGGCAACAAATTGCTTACAACTATCCGGAACGGGATTTTCTATGCCGCAAACATCATACTTACCATTTAACATTATAAAATTTGTATCAGGTAATGTTTCGTTTATGTAAGAAATATACTTGTTAAAAGACTGTAATCCGTGTTCTCTAGACATAAACACAGACGACACACCTAATTGTCTTGCGGCATCGAGCTGAATCGGTAGCATATACTTGGTGTACAAATCAGCAGTAAGTAGATTAGCCCCGTGTCTATACTGCGGCGATATGTAAAATCTAGAAAGAACACGAGCTGTATTGTTGCTCCAACGATCAGGAGAAAACTGTAATCCGCTAAATGCTACAACATTATTGTCAGATACTAGCATAGTAAACGATTTAAATTTATCAAAACTTATCGATGTATAATTTTCTTTAAGAAGATCGTTGCTATTCTGTATGTTACCAATTTCGTTGGCCCACAAATGATCTTGGGACCTGTCCTTGCACATATCAATGATTAGTATATTTTTCACAGTGTGATATTTACTATAAATATTTCTATGAGTGTAAATTATTTTCCTTTCAACTTATCTAATTTAGAATTAATACAAAACGAGTTATATGCAAAACACGGGCACCTTGCAACGGGTGACAAACTGCAAACATTAAAGGTTGATTGGACTCCTGAAAACTTTTTATCTCTTTACACACCTATTCAGGATTTAGTTATTAAGCACGGCACTGTTGTAAGGACTGCTAGATTTTTCTATACGCCGCCTGGTGTGGAATTGGAGCCGCATGTTGATGGTAAAGAAATAACAGAAAAATATTGGGCATTAAATATTCCAATTAATGTTCCGTCGGATAACCATTATCAGGAATGGTTTGATTATACAGGTGAAATGAGATTTGATAGTAATCAGATTTATACTGATTCAATTAAGCCCAAAGAGCCAGAAAAGCTAGTGTTGGTTGATCGACTAGTTTTATTGTCTTCACACTTTGTAAAAGTAGGAACCTTTCACAAAGTGGCAAATAACTCGTCTAAGGGAAGATTTATTCTGTCTATTAGATTTACTAATCCTAGCTTTATAGCGAATTTAAAATAGATTTATTTTCAACCCATTCATTATCATTGAGATGATCAACGTTGGCCCTGAAGAACTTACGTTCCTGGTCTTCTGCAATTTCTAGTTTAGTTCTGTTGTGAACAAACGGCCAATTATCATAAATGACTATATCGTACAAGCCCCATTTGTGTGTATACAGTAAGTCGGGCTGAGATTCAAAGAACTTTAAATACGGTCCTAGCACTGGCTTGCATTCTTTTCTTTCACCGTTAACTGTAACACTTTTGATCCAGGCGTCTGTTATCTTCTTTTCCGGATCGCAAAAATAATTTAATCTCAAAGATTTCCTGTTTGTGTAAGGATTTATTTTGATAAAATCGTAATGGTCTACTTCAGTATTCTCTTTATACCAGCTTTGTTGTTGAATCTTAATGTTAGGTATTTGAGATTTTAAATCAGATGGTAGGCTATTAATCCCTTCTTCGATGTTCATCCAGGTGGTTAGGCCAGAATTAGGATCTGGATTGTTAACCATCCACAACGAACGAATAGGAAACGGTTTAAAAGAACGATTAGGAATGTCAGAATGCCAGGCCATTTCGCCTCTGCCTAATCTTTTGCTGATCTTATTACTAATAGGGCTAACTGTAAAAATGTTATTTTTTATAGGTACCAGTTCAGTAGCTTCGTTGCTGTATTTGTAATCAGTACTTGACCAGGGCTTTCCGAAGTTCATTAGAAACTTAACATAATCTGCCTTAGTAAAATTCATGTTCTTGAAAACAATAAGGTTACGTTCGTACAATAACTTACGCCATTCGTCGGGATTAGTTTTAAAAAAGTCTAAAGGATTATCAAACTCTACAGTTGTGCCCCATTTATTGTGTATGTTATTATGTTTCATGTTAGCCTTGCATCAAAAATTAAGTTAATACGATCCTTAGAAGAATCATTTTTCAACCAATGAGGTACGTGATTATTAACCCAATACAATTTTCCCTGTTCTAATAATACATCTTCATCTCGAATATGAAATATGTTCTTAGTATCTTCCTGATCGATAACAAAATGAAACCTATCATAGTAATCAAAGTATGCACCAGAGTCGGTGTGCAGATCGATCCCTGAGTTAGCGTAGTGCTTACTAAAGAATATACGACCAAACTCTACCTTTGATGCTCCGGTTTCTAACAACGCTTGCTCTAGCCAGCTTCGCATTTCCTTGAATATAGGAAAAGAATTTAGGATATTTGTGTCTCGAATGGTTGTAACCTGGTTCCAGTCTTGTGTTGTTTTAACCAATGCAGCATTAGCTACTGGTTCTCTAAGCGCAACCATGCAAGTGTTTTGTAATGCTTTAGTTACTCGCTGACGAGTGGTGTTAATTGCCCAAAGAAATTGTATTTCTGGTTTTGTAAAAAACTCAGCGATTCGGTTTGCTAGATCGTGATTTGATGATATGTAATGTGAATTACTTTCAATTGAAGTAAGTTTATACGGGGAGAACATTCTGTACCTAAAAAAGTATTTATTGTGAGAAATTTTAGTCGTAAAAAAAGGACCCAACGGTCCTTTAACAGCCGCCCATCCTATCTGGATTTATCTGCCAATATAAATCGCTTAGTCGAGATTCTGCTGCACATACTTGTGCTCTCAGCGATTCAATCTCTGCTGCGGCTTCGTCTAATAAGTCAGACATCCTGTCGGGCTTACCTTCCTGTACACTTTTCCTTGTACTAATTTGCCTGCGAATTTCGGATCGTTTACGCAAACGATAAACGAGATCTTGCTCATCCATTTTCGTCCTCCGTTGTTTCGTCGTGTTGCTTTAGCATTCTATATAATTTGTCCTGCTCAACGATAAGCAATCGTTCTGGAAACTTCATTGGTTGTTTGCTTTCATCGAGATATACTTTGCCGTTTTCAATTCGTGTAACTGTACAAAGATCAATCATTGGACTCTTGCCATACATTACGGCACGGGCAACAGTACATCCAACATTAAAGGCATAGCCTTTCATATCCTTCATTTCTCTTCTCCTGGGTAAAATACTTCCACAGTCTTGCCTTTCTTTACGGCATAATCGTGCGTGTACCATGTTCCGCCTTTTGGTTGCCATTTGTTCTGCAACGGAACCACAAGTAATAGTTCTGTTTGGTCTACTATATTACGATCTCTTTGCAAATATCCTAGGGGTTCACGAACTTCGTCGCCACCAAAATATCCTTGTGTTTCTGTCATTCTGGGTGGATGACAGACAATTCGCCAACCTAGTTGTTTTGCTACTGCGGCAATTTGAATATCTACACCAGTGCAATCGCCGTGATGCAACTCGTGACCGGTGCCAAGAGACTCCATAAAAGAAATTACTCTCAGTAGCTGATCGTCATTTGCTCCTTCTCTAGTTCCCGTAACACCAATTTTCATATAGTTATTGTTCGTCCTTTAGCACGTCAAACATGTCGCCATACTCATAGTCTGCATAGATGTGCATATCGTCTCTGTGCATAGCAACTCGGCGACACACTTTAGTGAGCCATCGACGTTTGCCTTTTACTTTAACAGGATACCAAGCAAACCATTCTTCCCATTTGTACTTAGGAAATCCTGGTGCTGGTCCTGCGCTTACTCCGGCATCGTACATTTCATCCTCAGGCTACCTCCATGTAGTTGCGTACCCAAGCAAGGCGAGCTTGCTCGTCCATAGCAGTATATTCAACAATGTTAGCACGAATAGCATCCACAAGGCCGTAATACTCTTCGTCTAGATTGTGCTTGATGTCCTTGTTCAAGTCTACTAACTTATCAGTTCTTGGATTGCGAGCAACCCACTTTGAAGTTAAGTAGTATGGTGACTTGATCTTAGCACTCACACCTTCGTCTGTATAGAATACATAACCTTCGTGCTTGCATTCCTTTGCTAGTTGTTTTAGTCGAGCCATGTTAGTAGTAACCGATTCGGCACGATAGCAGTTAAGCATATGAGCTAAATCAATCAACACTTGTGGATCGTGTCCTACATTGCTACCCCATTCGTTTTCACGATAGCCTAGCAAATACATACCGGCCTTTTCTGGAACAATGTGTGGATCTTCTGGATGCACACATTCAAACATAAAAGTCATACCTAGGTTGTCTGTTGTACCTAGGATCATTCGCCAGTCGGCCAAAGGGGCGTGTGTTAGCATCATTTCCTTTGCCATAGCAACGTATGGGCTATCAGTGCTACCAGTAGTAGACACTAACAGTTCTCCGTTATATACAGTTAAAGCAACCATAAAACCATTGACTTTACGGAAAGCGGTAACTTTGGTGTCGTCCGGTAGCACAGGCGCTTCCTTTTCGATACCGTAATTATAGATCTTTGTAAAGGGATATGTCACTAAGTTAAAATCTGCGTCAACAATAGTACCGCGACATTCCGCAATATATTCGTTCCACAAGTTATCATAGAACACTTTCTTTTTATACTTTAGTACATAGATACCGTCACCGGCTTCTTTCTTGTTAACAAGGTTGGAAGTTTCTACATACTTTTTTAATTCGTCTTTAAACATCTTCTACTCTTTTCAATTGGTGAACATTGTCTTTGAAGTCGTGCATTTCACACATACTATGTTCAAAGTCAAAGAATACAGTTGATTCTAGTTCGGGTGCATTACACCCATAACCTATTGTACGAGTAATGCTGCCTTTTGTCAACTCATTTTTGTTCCAGGGGTGACCAACAATAGGTCTTTGATACCTACAGTTACAACAGCAACGACCCGCAGTGTTTAACTCCGGGTCGTTCCATCCTTTAAAACAAGGATCAATCTTCATTTAATACCAGCCGTTCGGCATAGTTATACAAACCTTGGTCACCTTTGGTTAATACTTCTAAAAGCAAACGCTTTTCTTCAAAGTAAACTTTGGCAAAGTCTGCATCGTGCATCATAATGCTGGAACAGTTGCTGATAATGTCTGCTAACTTAATAGTGTGGGCCTCTCCCGGCGCAGCCGCAATGTGCTGACGGTCAATGGCTTTTCGTGTAGCACGATTTCCATCTTCCTTCTTGCTTACGTCTGTAACCCACAATACCAGGTCTGTAACAGCATCACCGAACTCTTCACGCAAAGCATCCGGAGTAACTGCGGTATCTTCTAAAACATCATGCAACCAAGCGGCTGCAATCATTTCTTCAGAGCCTCCTGCTGTTTCGACAAAGGCTGCAACTTGTTTAGGATGAACAATGTAAGGTTCGTTGGTATACTTACGGCGCTGATCAATAGCAGCGTGTGCCGCAGTAGCAAAAATCCTAGCTCTTTCTACAATAGTCATACGTGATGTCCTTTAATTTCACCCTTTAATGCTGAAGCAATCATTACGTCCATTTCCTGGACAATAACTCCCGTAGCATCCATTCCTGCATCCAATGCTCGATAGCCTTCCAATCCACTCTTGCCACCGTGTAAGTGACCGTGGAAGTGAACAGCGCCTCTGTGCATTTGATCCCATTCTGCTATTGGATAGTGGAACATAACAACTTTGGTGCCGTTATAGTTAATATCCAAATACTTGTGTACCTCTGTGAAGCAACGCTTAAACACAGGGTCGTTTAACAACTTACGATCGTGGTTACCTTCAACCAAAATCTTATCACCGTTTAAGCGACTCATGTATTCAATAGCCTTTAAGCTAGGCAAGAACGCCACATCACCTAAAATATAGACCAAGTCACCTGGCTCGACTAACTCGTTCCATTCCTTGACCATTGTTTCGTTCATGTAATCAACGTCATCGCGAAACCTGGCTCGCGTGACTGGGCAGAACTTCATAATGTTCTTGTGCCCAAAGTGTAAATCTGATGTTATAAATGTTTTCATGTTATTCCTATTATAACACCAAATTGTACTGTTGTCAACTAGCGTACCAGATTTCTTCGAAGCCTTCTTCTTCAGATGGCATTTCTAAGTTAGCGATCATCGACTCCATAACGTTTGTGGGAATGTGTTTCCCTACACGTTGAGCCAACCGCTTGTCTAGTTCTTCTTTATCAGGAGTCTTAAACACAATAGCGATCTTTTTGTAACCTTCCAACTTGGCCAACTTTGCCTTACGGCTCTTGGCGCTGGTGTTAGTTTGATCCCAAATGATGTCAGTGTTATTTGCTTTGCAAATTTCCACTTGATTATCCATCAACTTAGTAGCAATCTTAACATAGTCTGCAAAGACATCGTTATAAGTCTTTCCTTCTTTGGCAGCGTGATAGTCAATGAAGCGATCACTGCTGACTACAGGAATATCCTTAGTCCAATCCTGATTAGAGATCCAGGTGCTTTTACCGCTACCTGGTACTCCTATCAACATATACAATTTTGGTGTTGTCATTATATTTTAATTCCAAGAAGTTTTTGTTCTTCTTTAGATAGAACAGAGTTCAACTTTTCCTTTGCCTCTGCTATTCGTTTGTTATGTTCACGTTTCTTTACTTTACCTGCCCACCAACGACCCAATTCCGGATCTTTGAGTATAGCAAATTCAGCGTTGCCTGTGCTTTCTAAATACTCCATTACGCCCATAAGCATATTATCGTATGAAAACGGTTTTTGTTTTTTCTTATTGTTCCAATCGATGACATCTTCATCAGCCACTTCAGTCCACTGGTCCCATTCGTCTGCATCAATTGATTTAGCGAAGCCTTCTATGTCTACAGCAATGTATTTCTTCATTTCTAATATGTCTTTCTCATCCATTAGAAGTCCTCCGTTACTAGAGTTAGATTTTCAATATCATCTAGCCCGCGATCGTCGTCGGCGGGTTCAAAGCTACCACCGTAATAGCCATTATGACTATTCCGAACTTCGATGTCAATATAGCCGCGGTCAGTGTGAATAGTCCAAAATGCTTCTTGAACTACTTCGTAACCATCTTCATTGCCATCCCTGTTATCGTTCCAACCTTTGCTTTCTGCTTTAATTACCAGAGCGCCACGCAACAAATCAAACTCGTTGCCTTTGCCAACAACGTCAACGCCAGTGATGTGATTAACCCAAACGTTGTTACAACAATCTCCACTGGTATCGTAGCGATAGAATTTGCCGTTTACATCACGAAACACCAGTGCCCAATTATCGTTGCCGACAAATACACCGTTAATTCTTTTACCAACCAAATTACTAAATGTTGACATTACTCTGTACTCAAAATTTTCATTACTAGTTTCTTTTCATAGGCTTGTTGATGTTCGTTTTTACGCAACCAGCCACGGATAGCTTCTTCGCTGCCCCAACTACCGTACGGAGCATTATGACAAACCCAAGCAGCTATACTTGCAAGATGTTCACGGTTAACGTGATCAGCTCTCATAGAAGCAGCCATTAAATCGTTACGCAACACCGCCATCAAAAAGCTGCCGGGTTCGTAGCAATGATTGAAATAGTTCATAAGAGCTTCGTGTGTGTGCTCCGGAACATAACCACTACCCATCATATTAGACTTTCAACATAGACCAGAAAGCTGTCTTTTCCAGGTCTGCTTGAAACTCCGGATACACAGAATCGAGATCTGCACGTTTGATTTTTTTGTAACCTTTGCTCTCTTTGGAATCGGCCAGTTTCTCAATATTCCAATCGTATGTGTCTCGATGCATTTTAGTCTGCAACTTCTTGCCACGGCGACCCCAAAAGCTAACATAAGTGCCACTCCAGCCATCGCCTGTAAGTTTAATCATACCCCAAACTTTGTCAGCGTTGGTAGCTTCGTCTTTGCACCATCCGATAAAAGTGTATTCAATACTCATTTTAAACTTTCTTGTGTGTTAGTGTGTAAACATTATACAGCCAAAAGACTGCCCTGTCAAGCAGGGCGTGTCTTTATTTTAACGACAATAGCGTTTGTGTTATAAGAGTTTCGTTTCGAACACCGATCCAAAATACTCTATTTCCACTAACCTTACTTTTCTTGCCGTAAAAGCTACCCCAGCATTTCTCATTATTCCAGGACAACCCGTATTTCCTGGTCAGAGAATTTTCTATGGTCATCATTTCTGGTTCCCAACCATCAAATCTAAATGCATGGGTGAACCCTTGTTTTCCTAGTCTGTGTCTACGATTTAGTTTAACAACTTTCATATATCTCCATCTCTTGATTTGGGTATAATAAATCCCCAATCAGTCTCAATTCCGTTAATAGTGTGCGGCTCGTTTTCGTCGTAGGTCCAACCGAGCTCTTTCATCATTTTATGTTTGACCAATAGATTAGGGCTACGAAAGGCCTCGCAGTCGTTAAACCCCATCATCACCCCAACTTCTGCAACAGCACCTGAGCGACATACGCCTGCGTGACAATGAACAACAACATTCATTCGTTTGTCCATTGCGTGTTGAAGAAGTTTAACAAGGCTTGCAGCCTGATCGTCTGTAATCATACCCCAGCTCATGTCAATCTTCTCACCGGTTCCATTATTAGACAAGCCGTCGTCTTCGATGTCTAAAAACTTAAATTGATGAGTTTCTTTAAATGTGTGCTTAGGTACAGGAAACTCCATGTCTGGATCAACAATTTGAATCAGCATAGAGTTATCGCCGGCATTATGATGTCGGCCTTTTGGGATATCAGCTAATGCTACATTTTCGATCCAGGGCATAACGCCTCCTTATTTTTTCAGTGCTTCCAGGTTAGCAAGAAGTTCTCCCCATTGCTGACTAGGATTTTTACCTTTGTCTAATCCGCGAAGGATTACCATTAACTGCTCGTCTTCTGGAAGTCTAAAGTAGATGTTTGCGTATGTACAATCAAAGCTATCATCTTCATCGTGACTGTACCAGGAATGCTCCGACATTTCTTCAAAGACATCTTCGTAGTCTTCCCGATTGCCGCCACCATTGCGTGTGTGAACAACAATGAAACCATTCTCCATGTAGACGTTACGAAAGCGACCAAAGTCTGCTTGTGTTTTACCTAAGAGTTCTAACAGTTTGTTAGAGTCCGGATTCTGACCAAAAACCATGTTGTACAAACTCATGATAATTCCTTGTCTTGTAAAATATCCCAAGCAACACCGTGCCAGGGTTTAAAAGTAACGTTCTGTGTCCAGGCTTCTTTTAGAATGATCTCACTCCACACACCTTCGCTGTCTTTGTAGACTACACGGGGATGTCCTTGGAAATTTGACCACACATCTTGTAGGACCGCATAAGCATCGTTTGTGACACTCATGCGTCCCAGGTTAAGATCCTCGATGAAAATAATTCTACGAGGGCCGTTAAATGTAATGACTCTGTAATCGCTTCTCATAGTCTTACCAACTAAATTGAATACGTGCTTCTTTGAGAGGATCAGGAGTAATCCAATTTTCTGGCACATCTGGAATAACAGGAATGGTCTTTGTGTCACCGCCCAATGCCTTCCATTGGCGTTCGCGTTCACGATTCTCCAAACTGATCCAATCCTTGCGACTTTGTTCTTCCCACATTACTGGAAAGTCAGCAGCCCAAATCTTTACATCGTAGCTGTAGCTCTTGCAATCTTCGCCAGAACCGCCGCCACCACTACCTGTGCAGATACCAGTTTCTTCAAAGTAGTCAGAACCAAAACCATCACGCATGTAGGTCTGTCCTTTGTACTTGTGATTACCGGGTTTTACTTTGATATTAAGACGCCCATACCAACCGGGATACTTTTTAGGAAACTCATCTCGTTGCATAAAGTTCTGAACACCGCCATTGCGGGGGCAACTGTGAGTATTACCGTGATTACCAAATCGCATATTGGTGAGCTCAACTTCAACATACTCGTGAAAATCGTGATGACGTTTTCCATCGTACCAACGACGACTAAGTCCGTTAGCAAAGAACCAGGCCCAATTATCTTTAATGAACTGGTTAAGTTCGTCGATGCTAGCAACCTGCCCCATGCGATTTAGAAAATCTACACGGTTGCGTTTAGCTTCTTCAATCTTGCGCTCTTGTCTGCGCTTGGCAGCAAGTTTGCGGAGATGTGCTTGATATTTCTTTTTATCTTCAAAGAGCTTGCCGTCTGCATCGCTCTTCCAAACAAGTACTTGGCTCATTGCTGTCTTTCTGTGTTACTGTATGTGATTTATTATACAGCCAAAAAACAAAAAAGTCAAGGGATTATATTAGACACCCTTACCGGTTTTGATTGTATTAAACACTGAGTATTTGTCGTAATGCTTTTGCATACGTTTATTGCGCCATTTTCCAAATATATTTACGTGTCTCTCAAGTCCTCTTAGTGCTTGCTGTCTAAACCAAAACGGATTAATCGAGCACAGAATAAGACCAACAAGTGCATATATAGCACCAGGAAGAGTATACAAAAAGAACAGGAATTTATACCTAGCAGGTAACCGACTTACAACTGGATCTAATTCAATCATCGCTGTGCTTAATTTTGTTTAACAATTGTTTCTGTTTTTCGTCGCAGCCGTTGGCACGATCAATACAACCAACGATAAAGAGCGGAAGAATAAAGATTGCGCCAATAGCCATTCCTCCTAGGAATCCATAGAAGCCGCCTTTCTCAATTCCTGCGAAACCACAAATAAGTATCAGCATCACTACCATGTCTTTGCCTGGATGATCGCCGTATCCTTCGAGGTATCCTGCACCTCGCCAAATTTGTTTAAAGAACCGCACGGCGCTTATCTTCCTCGGCGTCAATCTTAGCTACTGCTTCTTTTAAAGTAGTACCCATATTGCCAACGTACTGTACACCGTCTTTCCAGTGTGCATAGCGCCACAGGGCTTCACGCATACCTTCGTAATATGCATCAAGTTCTTTATCTGTCATTACTTGCTCCTAACGCAACGATAGTTTTCGTGTTTTAATCCTAATTGGCGGGCAGCTTCTTCACACTTGGCCTGGCCAGTACCTGCACTAAAATCATGATACTCGCCGATAGGGCGCCAGTCGTATGCTTTATTTTGGTGGTGCCGATCACCAGCCATTGCTACTACTGTCCAAAGATATAATGTGTAGATCATTCTGTGCCTGCATTTTTAATAATAAACATTGTAACTTCAGGACCATCAAGTTTAACACAATCCACAGGATA